ATGCCTTCTCCAGCAAGCCACATACCTTTGCTGGACATATCCACACCGAGTCCGATAGCCGCCGCATAATCCTCTGGACATGGGATAACGCCTTCGCGTGGGGTGAATTGAGTTAGATTGTTGAACTCATAGCGTTCTGCCAAGGCCGAATAACCATTGTGCATTCCGGTTGTGATCGCTGCCTCCAGAATACTCTGCTCTGTTCCTTGCTTTAATTCTTCCTTAACGATTGTCATCTTTAGTTCCCTTGCGTCGATCTCCCCGCGATCAAATGCGAGGATTGCACAGGCTTCTTCCAGCAACTCAAAATGATTTGGTGGTGCGTCCTCGTCAATCATATCGTCTTGTTCGCAGACCTTGATAAGACGGAGTGCTGTCTTCACATCTGTTTTGTATTTAGCAGAAAGCATTTCCGCTAATTGTGTGCGCTCGATTATTCCTTTAGGGGTTTGGAATGAACCCTTTAGTGTTGTTGTCATGTGTTGGTTTTTATTTTGGTTTTTGTTTACTCAGGTATCGTTCAACAATAACGCGAACCATACCGGAAAGGCTTCTGTGTTCAGACTTTGCTATCTTGCCAAGCGATTTCTTAATATCGTTGGTGACATAAAGTCCAAGGAAAGAATCGTTGTTATTCGTTTTCTTCATCAATCATTACTGCGTTGCGAACATCTATGTAGGTATCAATCAAATCTTCGTCATCAAAATCATGCGTCACCTTGAGATTGCTTTCGGAAATTACACGGATGTCTCTTTGAAATTTGTCTTGAGGGGTTGATTGGATATGGTCAACAACCTCGTCTTCGCCCTTAAAGAACTTGGCGAATGTGTAGTGATCTTCGTTGATCTGCTTCGTTAAGACTAGGTATTCCATAGGATTATTGCGAAGTGTGGGCGGGAGGAAAACCATTAACTCCCGCCCACTTGTCGCACAACAAATTAGAATGCTTCAGGCTGTTGTTGCCGAGGCTCCGAGAGTTTCAAGGAATAATACTTCCCGTTATCGTTTGTCTTCTCCCAGCCTGCAAGCTCGTAATCCTTACCGCCGACATTGATTTTACCTTTGATGTCGGGATGTTTGTCTTCCTTCTTGAACTTGTTCTTCGATAGGAATCCGCTGTTTTCTTTAGCCATATATTTGATTTAGTTAATGTTACTCTGCAATAGCTTTGTAAGCTACGATTGTTTTCTTGATAGCATCCATGCCATCGAAAAGGAATAGTGATGAAGTGTTGTCGCTCATCTTGAAGAAGTCTTTAGCCTGCGCTGGAACACGCTCGTCTTTGGCCCACTTGTGAGATTCAAGAAACTCTTCTGGCGTGTAACCGAGCTTCATCAACTCTTGGAAGAGTGCCTGATGATTCTCTCCGTTGAATTTAGATGCCACTTCTTTCGCTTTAGGAGCCTCTGTAGGCTTCTTTTCCTGCGGCTTGGCTGGCTCTGCCTTCTGGACGGGCTTCGGAGATTCTACGGGCTTCTGAGCTGGAGCGTTCCGACCCATTGCCGCTTCCCCATCGTCGTCGTCAGGGCAAACCATAGTGACAGCTTGCAACGCATAACGGCGAGCATACGAAATCAGCGAACCGATTCCTTGCGGATCGTCTTTCGCTGGCTTCATGTATGTCCGGCTCTTGATCCATTGTCCCGAGCCGTGCATCAACATGGTTTCGACATAGTATCCAGACTCGTCGTGAGACGGAAGCTGGACAACACTCAAGCCATGCTTTGACAGGATAGGACGGGTAGCTTCCCATACTGCCGCGAGAGAAGCGTAGTTTGATTTGAAGAACGGATTCGCGGAATCCTTGTGGACTGTGCCAACCTCCGCTTGCGCCTTTGCTAAAGCGGCTGCGAGGTCGCCGATGTTTTCAGATTGTGTGTTCATTGAGCATTCAGATTAGTTTTTCTATCGGTAATGTCAAAATAATTTTTAAGATTTTTTTTCTTGAGGCAAAGATTCCATCACCTTTGCATACTTTAAAGCCCAATCGTCTCTCTGCTTGAGAGCTGATGTGAGCCTGCGTTTCAAAGATGCGATTTCTTTTTTTAGTTCTTCGTTTGTTTCCATAATTAGTCGTGCGATTCCCCATCGTGGATGGTGTCAATACCGAAAGACAGGTTGAGTTTTGTCCAAGGCCCATCCTTATCTGTTCCGTCAGTAACCCAAGCTCGGAAGCCACCAGTAGCGCAATCTTCTCCTGCGATTGCTTGCTTCATCAATCTCCTAGCCTCTTGCCGCAACTCACGCTGATCTGGAACACCATTTTCTGATCGCGCCCATATCCAATCGGTGGCTGACATCATTTTCCCGACTTGATAGAAATCAAAGGTGTCCATGATCTCGTCCAGTTGGTTGTTCAATACTTCTTGTCTTGTCATGTTATTTCTTTGGGGGTTGATAGCCTGTGCTGAACTGCCAATACTTGCAGATGTGGGTGAAGGCTTCGTAGTTTTCGTTAAGAGTTTTCTCGTCATACCAAGCCTCACCGATACGCCCCGGCTCGGTTGTCGAGATGTAAAGGTTGACTCCTCTTACTGCGCCAGCGACCTTGGCGTATGCGGCGATCTGCATTGGCTCCTTTGCCCAAGGCTTGATGTCAAAGTCTGGCTTGGTCTTGCGGCTCTTGTAATCCAAGATATGCAACACACCATCCTTCATAATAAGTGCGTCTGTTGTGCCAGCGTAGCCAACTTCGGGAGACACTAAACGCAGTTCGTGCTGTAGGAAGGTGACATTATTCTTCTCCACCCACTTCTTGACTGGCTCGACATAGCACTCCATTACGGGATCGTATGGCTCGCCTTGGAAGTGGTTCTCTAGTGCCTTGTGGATGTTCGTTCCGAGGTCTGCTGCATCGTCAACCTGCTTGAATGCGTCTTGCATAATGCGGGAACAATACTCTTCGTCGCTCTCGTCTTGCTGGCGAGGAAGGGTAAGACTTGCCATCAGAACCTGCTGTTGTTTCCAACGGTCAAGCTCCGGTGATGCGAGGCACTTGAAGATTGTTGTGACTGACGGCAGTAAACCGAGTCCTTTTGCGTCTCGCAATGTTGTCTTGCGGTATCCGCCTTTAGTTTTATTTGGGACTTCAAAGACTGCTTTGCCTTTTAGGTCGTAGTAGTGTCCTGATTCGTTCATGTGTGTGTTTCTTTTTTTTGTTATTTACAAAATTTAATGGAATTATCGTTCAACAATAGCGCCACAAGTATCAGTCTCAAAGACAGTAACCTTTGACACATTGCCCAATTGATCGTTTGCTTGCTTAAATATCCAAGACGCAATGTATTCAGATGTTGTTGTTCCAACAAGTATATCGTTTATAACCGAGTGATCTAGTTTATTAATTATTGGATTAATTCTTTTTTTGATCTCGTTGAAATCAATGACCATTCCGAGTGCGTTTACTTGCCCAGAGCATTCTATCCTCACCTTGTAATTGTGTCCATGCATTACAGAGCATTGGTGATCTGGTATATTTAGATAATGCGCCGCGCTAAATGTGAAGTCTTTGAATACTGTAGTTTTCATTCTCTTGTGCAGGTTATTTTGATTCTGTAGTGCCATCCGATTACTTCTACCTTTGCTCCGATCTTGGCGCGGAGATGGTCTGCCAAGTCTTCTTGGTAGATTTCTTTTGGCGAGTTAGCGAGGATTTCCATCAAATCCTCAACGATGAGCGTGTTGTGGCTCGTTATCTTGATCTCGTAAGTATCTATCAGTTTTCCGTTCGGGCAAGCAGCCCGGTGCGTAGTCTCGTAGGTGTTCATATTAGCTTGGGTTGGTTGTGAAGTTCGTAGATTGCTTTTCGCATGTGGGTGTATCTGCCGAGTCCTGTTCCGTCCAGACTATCAACGCCGAAATTCTCGAAATACTCAAATCGTCCGGGCGTGTTTACTCTTCCGACATGAACCCACTTTTCTAGGGCTTGTGCAGCTTTTATGATTTGAACGACATGGTTTGACATCTTCCATTGGGTTGTGCCGCCGATGAAGATAGCCGATACTTCATCCCAAGGAATCTCCAAGTCTTCCTGACCATCTTGGCACACGAACGCAAGAGGAAAATCTATTCTATTCTTCCACCTATGAAATACCTCAATGGTTCTCCGTGCGCTACCAACTATATCTGGAACAGCTACCCATCGACATAGATGCTTTTCCGGTTTTTGCCTTTCCAATAAAGTAAGGAAACCTTTTAATTCAAATGTAGCGAATGCTCCATTGTCGATACAATAATGTTTATTTGGTGCTTGGATGGCGCGTCTAGTTAATGGAGTTATCAATTGTTCTACCTCGCATCCAATCTCGTCTTGCGCTTTTTGTAAGCTCCCAGATGTATCCAGCATTACAATCATATACTTTATTTGCGTAGGATAAAATTGGTGATGTTTCCGAGAATAGTGACGAATATGAGTTGTGCTATATACCATTCCCGCTTGATGTAGAGCCATGTCATCTTGCCTGCGTATTTGAGTTGGATACCCACAAGTTTGAGGGTCGTGTGTTTCATAGGTTTCATTACTTTGGTTGGTTTGTTTTGGTTGGTCAACGAAAATTAAAAATATCCGTTGGTTTTTTTGAATGCGATGAACTCGACTAGCCAGCGGTCTTCTACCGTGGTTAGGTAATCCCGCTGAATATCCGTTCTGTCCATGATTCCGTGGAGCCATGTCCAGAACTCGTCTGTCCATCCGTTTTGTCTGACTGCTTCTGCTGGTGTCATCCTGCCTTTCGGCGCGGAAGATTCTTGTTTAACAATAGTCTCGTCCTCCCATCTGCGTTGGTTAAGCCATGTCGCAGGGTGGGGAATAAATTGAGGATCGCTCCAAGTCTTCTTGTGCTTCTCTAGGGCTGGTAGAACTTGCTCTAGGTTGCACTTGTTTTTGTCCCATGCTTTCCGAGCATTTGGCTTGGCTACTTTCTTCGGGTATGAGGAATAGAATGAATCAAATTCCTCGCTTGAGGCTTTCAATTCTTTCTTCTTTTCATCACGCTCTTGTATTTGTTTACCATTAAAAGGTATTTCATTTACCATTAAAGGGTATTTGTCTGAGGTTTTTCCACCCTGTGGGATTTCCGTAGTGTGGAATTTCCCTAGGGTGGAATTCATGGCGTATCGAACCTTTACATACCATCCATCTATTCGGTTTTCTTCAGTCCTAACTTTTACATCCGAAATAAACCCCTCCTCTACAAGTTGGCTTTTTGCTCTTGAGAACCTATCTCTTCCCCAGTCTAAGGCTTTCATGGCATACTCAGAGGTGGCAAACACATTGCTGTTCTTCTGCCATTTTCTCACATAACAATAAAAGGCATACAGAGCAATGCAGTCTCCGGGGCTTTGCATCTTGAGCAGCCTGTCCATTGATGGCTTCGTAACTCCGATCAGTATATCTTCAATGCTTCCATCGTGCATTGTTTCGCATCGTTCGTATTGCTCAATTTTATATTCCATACAAAGAGGGGCCACCCCCCGCTACGGTTGAAGACCGATTGATTGTCGGGTGGAAATATTCCGTAGCGGAGAGGTGATATATTTATATTTCGATTTAATCTTCAGTTGGCATCCGTTTCCACACGGACGACTGTATCGCTACAGCAACTCAGACTCTACACTCTCTCGGTGTAGTGTCCAATCTTTTTTTTACAGGTCGGAATATTCTCTGGCGATTGCGTATGCCTGCATGATCTTCTCGTTGGCAAGATCAATTTCATCAGCGGCATAATTGATCTGATCTCGCACGGTGTAGAGCATGGCAGACTCAATGAGTCGAATAGATTCTTCTAGGTAGGTTTTAATTTTTTCTTCTGGCTTCATAGAATTTGAATGTTGACACAACATGAAGTGGCATTCAAGTTGGATGTATGAACACATACGAAACATCCTGCATAATGTCTATGCCGGAATCCGAAGAAGGCTGGAAATATAATGTCCGTCCAGCCGATGAGCCAGAACTAGCCAGCCCCGGACTGCTGACTATTTGCGAGATGGATTCTTTACGATCCGAGCTACGCAACGAAAGGTATAAGCGAATGCTCGCAGAAGGTGAGGTTGCACGAATGAAGTTTGAACAGGCATGGACTCCACACCAATCGTTTCTTGGGTTCCCGCTCCGCTCATACGACTCAAGCGATGACGACTGCAAGCGCACTAGCTATGAGGTCAAAATTGATGGCGTCTGGTGCGAGGTTGTCACTTCTGGACTGAATTTCGATACACAAGAAGCAGTCGCCACGATCTGTCAAATCCTAAAGAATAAAGCGAAATGAAAACCGCAAGCGATCCAGTAATAAAATTACTGGCTGGGATGATGCTTTATGCGGTGGATGATGTTCGCAAGAAAGTTCCCTCTGCATGCCCAAGGAACGAGAGAGAAGAAGCGAAGCGAACTGCAAGAGATTTTTTCAACACAAAATTCTACGAGGCGTGTTGCGATATGCTGAACATCCCAGCAGACCGAGCCAGAACCAAGGTTCTCTCGGAAGAATCAACCGAGGAATGGAAGCCAAACGATGAACTGCCCGAACTGCCAATCTAAAACTAAAGTCATCGACTCTCGCATTGCTGGAGACAGGACCGTTGTTTCATCCGAGCATGAATATAGCGGCCCCAAGATTCGTCGCAGGCACAAATGCGACAAGTGCAACACTAGATTTTCCACGATAGAAATTATCTGTGAAATCATCCCCCCGAAATACAATCGAAATCGAAGGCTCGATTGGAAAGAACAAAGAACAAAAGCAACACCCGAACCATCCGACTGGTTGGAACGGATCAACCAGAAACTAAAAGAATGAAATACGAAGAGTTCGTTACAGCCCTTGTTAAAGACGGGGATAAGATTAAATCAGAACTAACAGGCAACGAGTGCCACACAATCCACATGATTATGGGAATCTGCGGTGAGGCAGGGGAGCTACTGGATGCGGTGAAAAAAGCAGTCATCTACCGCAAGCCGCTTGACCGAGTTAATGTCATTGAAGAACTAGGTGACATTGAGTTTTACCTTGAAGGATTCCGTCAGTCAGTTGGAATCTCGCGTGATGAGACAATTAAAGAGAACATGGACAAACTTTCCAAAAGGTATTCCAAAATCCAATACACAGATGAAGACGCACAAACCCGCGCCGATAAGCCCTGATACGGTCCTATTGGTATCAGTTGTTTTTATTTGCGTTATTTATAAAGTTTTCTTGGAATGATTCTACATCCGTTTATTGGCTTGGATGATTCTGGAAAACTACGAATACATATATCGCCGTTCAAACTTTACCCATTGAGTCCAATGCACAAGCGCAAGGATGACTTCCCTTCTGGATGCGATGGTATTGTTGAACAAGACATTGAAGAAGTATTACAGAAGATGAAGGATTACTTTCAAGAACATGAAGCGAGGAAGCCTAAAAAGAAATAAGCCGCTCAACAAAATCTCCGACAGGCAGAGAGGTAAGCTAAAGGAGTATTCTGTTGTAAGGAAAGAATATATGATGCTTCATCCGTTCTGCGAAGTCTGCGGACAACCAGCAACAGACATACATCACAAGGCAAAGCGAGGAGCCAACCTGTGCAACAAGGATACCTTCTTGGCGATTTGCCGTATATGTCATACAAAAGCGCACGACAATCCAGCTTGGGCAAAAGAAAATGGCTACACATCCTAAAACAATATTCGCAATAGACCCCGGCCCAGAGAAGTCAGCATTCGTTCAATGGAACGGAAAGGTTATCGACCACGGACACATCGACAACTTTGATATGCGGCAACTCTTGATCGGAAGGGAGTATGACATCGTAGCCTGCGAGATGGTAGCCAGCTACGGCATGGCGGTAGGAGCCAGCGTGTTTGATACTTGCCGATGGGTAGGTAGATTCACTGAGGTTGCTAGGACGGATACAATCCTGTGCTACAGGAAGGACATCAAGATGTTCCTATGCAAAACGATGAGGTCTAAAGATAAAGACATCCGACAAGCATTACTGAACCTAGTAGGACAACAAGGGACTAAAGATAATCAAGGTCCAACCTACGGATTAAAATCTCACACTTGGTCAGCACTAGCCGTTGCGGTGTATGCAGAAAACAAATTGACTACGCTAAAGCATTAGTTAATGTTGTCTCACCCCTCGTTCAGCGTGGGTGTTTCATGTGTGTTCATAGGTGAAGAGGGGGGCGCAAGCTCCCCTCTTCTATTTTAGTCTGTAGAAAATAATTTGACGGACTGAATTATCGCTTACAACCGAGAATATCTTTTTATCAATTTTTAACTTCTTCATTCTATGTGTCGCTCCACCTATCGACAGCTTGAGGTTCTCAGCTATTTCATATACATCAATCCACCCCTTATCCCTTAATTCTTCCTTTTCGTATGTTTTGTTTTGATTGAAAAACTCCTGCCAAGCATTCTTTATATTGGCAACATCCACGGGTTGTTTCGTTTTCTTTCGCATAGGTTTACTGTTATTTGTGTGTCTGAATAATATCCGTAGCCAAACCCTTGGCTCCAAGAAAGTGTCTGTCTTTTCGTCTTAGCGTAGTCCGCATCAAATCGCATAAGCATTCCAACGGAATATCCGGCAGCTCCGTTAAGCGTTCTAGCCTGCTCTATACCGACTCGGTGGATGTGTCCCATTACACAGGAGCCAAATGTTTCAGCATGATCTCGGATAGCCGCAACATTAAACATGAAGCCGTGGATGAATCTTGTTCCTCCAATGATAGGATGGGATTGCATATCGTATGAATACAGCCTCGCCTTGAGGTTCTTTGCCGTCTTCTCGATCTCTTGTATGACAAGTGTGGATGCATGGGCAGCTAGAGCATTCGGCGAGCTAGCGAGGCGAAACAAGCGATCTTCGTGGTTTCCGTAAAGGATGTGGTTAGGTCTAAACTCCTGAAGGAAGTCAACACCAGCCGCCAAATCTTCAGCTACAGATGCAGCCCTGTCCGAAGCATTAGGATCATTCATCGCGCCAGAGCGAGCTGCTGCCATATCCACGAAGTCTCCAAGGTGAATCGTTGTATCAGGCTTGAACCTGTCCTTAAAAGCAAGGACAGCATCCCTAGCCTCTGGGTCAATGTGATCTCCGTGGGAACAGCTAACCGCCATCCACTTCTTCCATTTCTTTGTGATGTTGAACGGCTGGAACCGCTCGCTAGTCTTAGCTTTCATTTGGTATCTTTGGGCATTCAAAGTCGTCTTGGCTGAAGACTGGTTTGCCAGTCTCGTCCAAGTGCGGGAAGTGACGCAGGCAGCTATAGGCTCGGTCTGAAATCTCAGTCACGGTCTTTGGCCTAGTAGTGTGATGGAGTAGATCGCGGAGGAATTTACGAGTCTTGTATAGCGAATACTGCTGTTCGTAGCGTAGGCTCATTGTATCTCCTTGTGTTGTTTTATTTCCGTTGGAGTGAATAACTTTAAGAATAATTCAGTAGAGCCAATCCATGAGAATCCTTCTCCCCATGAAATTGTTTCGCCTGAACTCGACATAACTACCTGCTGGTCTTTTCCGCGTCCAGATTGATCTCCACGGAATGTCCACCAGCTACTAGGCTTGGGTATCATCATGTAATAGTTCTTGTGGGAATTTGTGAAGCAAGTCAACCAAGGCATCTTCCCCGTCGATAATCGCATCCTCGCTCAACTGAGGGTAAACAGCATGTAGCACTTCGTGGATGGCGGTTGATAGGACGGAAGAAGGGTCTGGATCAACAAGTATCTTCTTTTCTTCTTCGACGCACAACCCAATGTCATCCTCTTCCACTCCGATATAATCGTCTTCAGTTGGCTTCTTGAAAAGAACCTTCCAAGTTTCCGATTTGACACGAACACTTATCCGTTTGGGTCGCACAACAATAGAATTTCAGATTGTTTTAAGAAGTCAAAAGATATTTTTATATGCCAGTGTAAGTTGCTTACTACCATTTAGTCACACAACTCCAGTATCGAGCAGAAAATTTATCTTTGGCCGAAGAACATTTATGACGAGCCTTGAAGCTCTCTCTACGCTTGCGGTCAGCAGCAGACTCGCCTTCGCGTTTGGGAGAACCTGATACACCTTGTTGCCCGAACCTGACAGTCTTTGTCTTTCCATTTTGACTTGCCAAAACTACATGGGATTTCTTGGCTCCCGGCGTTCTCTTGGGTTTATTAACACCAGAAACACCGAGCCTTTTCATTGCAGATTTAATTGCCTCGCTCATGTTATTTGCCCTTGTAGAATTCCGCTTGTTGATTGTGAAGTGACTCGGCATACTTATCCGCTGACGCTCTATCCTTAAAAATGCCAAGATGCTTTTTGTTTTTCATTGCATAGGAAATTGCATCCTTGGGATTCATTACAGTTCCATCATCAGCGATTGTAGGAACCAATACAACTCCTCTGTCTGTATCAAAGCTCATTGATTTGACGGTGCTGATACTGCCATCTGGATTCTTAACAATCGGTCTATTAAATAAGTCTATGTTACCAAACTCTACTATGCCATCAATCTCTTCCTTACTCATTGCTCAATGCCTCCCTGATAATTTGTTTTACATGGTTGATCTGTCTCGCCTTCAAGCATTGTCTCAAAATGCTTTTTAGTTTTGCGTTCTCTTTTTTTAGTTTTTCAATTTCTTCTTCAGACATAAATCATTTTAGCAATTACATATAAAGAAAGTAACGAAACGATCATTACAATAGCGGCTAGTATCCATAGATTTACTTTATGCATTATCGTTTATTTTTGTAGTAATCCGTAAGCGTTCCTTTACGACGAGCTTCGTTCTCATCCCACCAATCAGAAACACCTTCTTTTACTTTCTCCCAAATACTTTTTTCCTTGTAGCGTTCTAATAACGCTTGTTTTTTTTTCTTATATTCATCCGATTCCATAATTCAAGAGATAAATTTTTTACTGAACTCAAGAGCGTTGTCCCACCTATTCTTTAGGCCGTTCCAGAACTTAGCCCTAGCGCCAACTGGAGGAGCAACACGAATCTCGTATGTTTCCCTAGCGATACGAAGATGGTTGAGAAGGTCTGGAATGTTCTTCATTGCTTTAGCAAGAGTAGCTTTGGTAATAGGTCCGAACTTTCCGTCATCGGCGATCTGTAGCGCAATCTGTAAGATTCTTAACGCACCTTTAGGGCCGCGATTAAAAGCAGTATCCCGAAGGAATGATTCAATAGCAGGCTCCTCTGTCCAAGCCTTAACGACATCAGTGTATTCCACTAGATACTTCTTGATATAATTCTCAGCGTGAGCGTGTCTATTGTTATCCAATAATGACTTGATATGGTTAGCCGCTTTAGGATGATACCTATCGTTGATCCCAGCTATCTCAAATGTTCCACCGCCATCAGCTTTGGGTAGTAGATATACTTTAAGTCTGCCTAGTTTGTCACGCCTAGCCTCTGACTTCAGAATAAAGTCAGCCATCTCTAGCCGTTCTGCTGTCGTAGAAATTCTCATTAGAAGTCAGCCTGCCCTTTAATTTCCCCTTTGATCGGAAGGATGGATATACTCACCCAAAGGCTATCAATTAAACGAATCAAGAATGGGCGATCATCCACGATGGGAGTAACCCTAATTGGATTCTCATACCAAACATGGCTAGGATACGGCATAGCTGACATGCTTGTTGCGGCAAAGATTAGGAAGATGCCTAGAAACTTTTTAACTGGCTTGGCCTTTCTTACTTCAGCATTAGGGTTAAACAATCCCCCCGGCCTTGTTCGTCTGATATTCTTTCTAGCCTTAACCCTCCCGTAAACAGCAAGCCCAGCACCAACAGCTTCCATCGCTATCGTTACAATATCCGTCAACTCTTCATTAATAATATCAACCCTGAACCACTTCAGGGCTTGAGCTAATAGCATAACAACGATTCCGATAATCGTCCGGCTCTGCCACCATGCCTTCTCCTCGTTCATTTATCGGTCAGCTTGGCAAGAGCAAGCTCGATAGCAAGGTTGACCGTGCGATTGGAGGCATTGATACCCTCCTTAACAGCGGCATCTTTAATCTTATCTACAGCAATCTTACGCTTCTCATCGCCGCTCTTATCTGAGGTTAGCAATGAAGACACGACTTCCATAGCGATAGGCAGAAGTTCTTTCAATAAAGAAGTAGCAGACTCCCGAAGGATCGGGATGATGAATTCAATAACAGACTTGGACGCTCCAGTAATAGCGGAGATGGCTTTAATAAGTAGTGCTTTCATTTGTCTTTTTTATCGTTGTTTCGTTTCTCTATCATTACAATAATTGATACGATAGCTGCAATCGTCCCGAATGCAAGTGAGCTAATACGCAACCACTGCTCTACATGCGGCAAGATAGAGATAACTACAGCTAGTAAACTTGTGATGGAACCCATAATTCCAGTGTGATGAGGGTAAGATTGCGGATCAAGATTCATTTCGCATTATTTTATTTGTATGTAATTCTAATATTTATTTCAATTAAGTAACAGGTAATGAGGAAAAATACTCTTCCTCTGTTATTTCTGTTGCTCCAGAAACATCGAAATGTGAAGCAATAATTGGAATTGCGGCTATGAGGCAACGATCTTCGGCATCACGGGGAGCTTCGTTGGATGGAACGAACCAAGTTGATGCTATGGAATTCGGGAATCCGCTGGAGGAGTCCATTGCAGCACGAATGGTTTCATATGATTCTTGAGATGATCGGAAGAAGCGCCTCATATAGCAATTCCCCATTTGGCGCTCAAGTAGCTCTCGACTTGTTGGCGCTCGACGGTGGTGAGGAGGCGGTCGTAAAAAATAAG